GGCTTTGAGTTGGCCATCGTGGTTGTGGAGGGTGAGCGATAGCTCGTCTGCCTCCCCGCCGCGCTTTTCGGTGAGGGTCAGCTCGAGATAGCGCGGGTCGATCTTGTCGGCCAGATCGGTGCCATCGTCGAGAGTGAGGCGGATACCGGCCTTGTTCGCGGCCATGGGTTAGGCCTTGCGCTTTAGCGTGACGGAGAAATCGATGCTGCGCGGAATGCCGCCGGCCATGATGGTCTGGTGGGTGAGATCGAGGCCGACGATCACGTAATAGCCCCAGACTTCGCCCAGGCCGTTCATGAGCGCCCAGGCATCGCCAGTGTCGCCCATGCTTACCAGCGTATCGAGCGCGCTATACTTTCCCGCGATCTCCGGGATGCAGCTGCCGCCGATCGTCACGTCGTCGTCGCCAGGGCCGATGAACTGCACGGCCGGGCGGGCGCCAAAGCGCTCGCTCGCCTCGTGGCGCCAAGTGATGCGGCGCTGCAGCTCGGAATAGGCGAGCGTGTCCATGCCGAACACGAACATGCCCAGGGTGAGCAACTGGCCGGGGGTGGGGCCCGACGCCATCAGCGCCCGTCCGTGTCATAGCGCGAGCGGGTGGAAACGCCCTGGGCGGCTTCCAGCTCGCGCCGCACCTGGCGTGCGAGATCCTTCACGTCCATGCCGGGGGCGGCGTGGACGTGGATGACGAGGGAAGGGGCGGCAGCGGGCACCGAGTGGGCGGCGCGTGCGGCCGGGCGGATCGCGGCGGCGGGGGCCAGACGGGGCACGGCCGACGCGATCGACGGCGAGAGCGAAAGCGCGCCGGCTGACGCCACGCCGATGGCCATGCGCCGCGCAGCCTGGGCCGCGCCACTGCGCCCGCCGTCGATGCCCAGGCGCAAGCCATCGGTGATGTGGCCACCCATCGCCATGAAGACGCGGGACGGGGACTTGATTCCCAACGCCGCGGCGAATCGCGCGCCGACCGCCCCGGCGAGATCGAGAAAGGCGCGGATCACGCTGCCGGTCATCGAGGCGATGCCCCGGATCAGCCCGCCGATGATGTTCACGCCAAACCCGAAGAACTTGCCGGCAAGTCCTGCCAGGAAAGTGCCGATCGTTATCCAAGGCTGGATGAACGGCGCGGCGATGCCGGCGACGGTGCGCACCATGCTCATCGTTGCGGCTTTGATCTGGTCCCAATGGCGATAGACCAGTGAGGCGGCGTAAACGATCGCGGCCAGAAAGGGCGTGAAGATGACCAGGGCGCCGAGGAATACGTTGCGGATCGTGGTCCAGTTGCGCTGGAAAAAGCCGGAGATCGGCCCCCAATAGCGATAGACCGCATAGGCCACGCCCGCCACGGCCAGCACCGTCAGGCCGATTGGGCCGGTCAGCAGCGTGAAGCCAGCGGCGAGGCGGGGCAGGAGGCTGGCCACCGTGCCCAGCGCCTGGGCGCGGCCGAACAGACCCCACAGCGTGGAGACCGGCCCCAGCACGCTCCCGAACGCGAATTGTAGCGCGCCGATACCGACGCGAGCCGTCACGGCGCTGGCCGCGATCGAGGCGATCGAGCTGGCCAATTGCGGATTAGCCGCTGCCCATTGGCCGACGCCGTCCATCGCATTGGTGATGGCGCCAAGGAAGGGCATGAACTGCGGCAAGAGCTTGGTGCCCACGACGATCGCCATGCGCTGCAGCTGGCCGGTGAAGTCCTTCCATTGCACGCTGGCATCTCGCGCCTCACGCTGGCCAAATGCGCCATCGTCGGTGCCGGCGCTCTGGTTCTGAATCTGACTGCGCATCTGCCGGTACTTGTCCATATTCTGGATCAGCGCGAGCAAGCCCATCTGCGCCTGCATATCCTGCACAACCCAGCCCAGCTTCTTGGTATCGCCGCCGGTGGCCTTTTGGGTGACGGCGGCGAATGCCTCCATCGTCGTCATGCCCTGGGATTGAAACTTCTTCATGGCGGCGGGCAGATCGACGCCGAACTGCTTTTGAAACGCTGCGATCACGGTGGGCGAATTGATCTTGGACAGCAGGTTGCCGATGTTGTTGGCCGCCTCGTCGGCGCTGCCGGCGGTATTCATGGCGATTTCGAGCGCGGCGGTAAGATCGGCCACGGCGGGGGTGCCGGTGTCACCCAGCGCCTGAAGCCGGGCGGTAAGCGCGGGGAAGTTGCGCGCCATGTCGGCCACTTCGAAGCTGCCCACGTTGGCGCCGGCGGCCATCATGTCGAGCGCCTTGGCGGTATCGGCCAGGGGCACCTTGAGGTTGTTGAGGTTGGCGAAGGCGGCAGCGCTGCCGTCTGCCAATTCCACCTTGAATGCGGTGCCGAGCCGGCCGATCGGGCCGATCATCTGGATGGCCTGGCGCGGATCCATGCCCTTGGCCGCCAGCACATCGATGCCGGCGCGCATATCCTCGGGCAACTGATGCGAGGCGCGGGCCAGCTGCATGATGCTGGCGGCCATCCGATCAGTCTCGGCGTTGCTGAGCTGAGCCTTTTGCTGGATATCGACCATGCCGCTGCTGAAATCCATGGCGGCCTTGCCGGCCAGGACGAACGGCGCGGCCATCGCCACGCCGCCCAGCATGTTGTCCTGCCCCCGGCTTTTCATTTCCTGGCCGCGCCGGGCCATGGCGGCCACATCCGCATTGACGGCGGCGAGGCGGCGCTGGCGCTGCAGCTGGTTATTCACACCCTCAATCGAGCGTTCGAGTTCGCGCTCGCGATTGACCGCCTCGGTCAAGTTGCCGTTGCCCTGCTCGATCTGCCGGCGCGTGGCCTTGAGCTGGTTTTCCAGCTTGCGGTTCTCGCCGGTGAGCGCCTTGATTGAGGTGCTGCCCTGGCGGCTCAAGCCCACGATGTTGCGTAGCGCGCCGGACATCTTGTCGACGCCGATGAAGTTGATCAGCAGGGATAGCTTGTTGCTCATGATGGCTTGTCCTTACTGCCCCACATTCGGTTCCAGCGCTCGATCGCCTTTCCGCGCCAGAGCATGAGATCGGCCAGGTCGAGCGCCTCGATCTCGGCCAGGGGCCAGTGAAAGATCGCGGCGATATCGGCGATCATGTCTTCGGCGCGAATTCCCCGATCATCGCGGTCATCATCTTCCGCTCCGTCGCCGACATGAAAAAACCGCGCACCACTCCCGAGATCTCGGCCAAATCATCGGCGCCCAGGTTGTTTGCTTCGGCAGCGGTAAGCGGCGGGTTGGAGATGCGCGGGATCAGGGTGAGCATGGCCACCACATCGGTGCGCAGCAAATCCTGCAGCGTGAGGCCCCGGAGCGCACCGCCGCGCGGCTTGGTCAGGGTGAAAGACGCGATGGTCTGTTCGCCGCGCGTGATCGGTTCGGACAGGTCGATCGTGACGGTGCTGGGATTGGCTTCGGCGGCTTCTGGCGGGGTATCGGCCATGTGCGGGGCTCCTGGTGGCGGGGGCAGGAACGACCGGGGGCGGTAAAGAGAGAAACCCGCCCCCGATCACCATGACCGGCGCCCCGCAACAGGACCGGCATGGATTTGCGACATCGAATTTCTGGAGTGCGGCAAGCGCGTGCGCCAGTAGGGTGGCGGGTAGGGACGGCCATTACCGCCGCGTAAATTGGTAAGGCGCAGGGGCATTATTGCGTCGCGAGCATTATGGTTTGTGACGATCCTAATTCTTATTCGATAATTTGTCTTTCAAACGAATTAGTAAAATGCCCACGAAATTATATTAATAATACGTTTACGTTAATATTGACTTTGACTTGTAAATTATTTAGATCATATGTAAAACTCATCCGAAAAGGGCTATGATTATGACCTATGTCGATTCCGCTGATGCTGTTCCGGCGACGAGCCGCTCTGATTTGTCAGCACGGCTCAACAAATCTTTGATGGTCTATCTGTTGGAAGCTGGTCGGCAGGGTTATTTCTATTTTTCCACCGCGAACCTGGCAAGCGCGGTCGCTGCCGATACGGCCCAGGCCTTTTACGTGCCGCCAAGCACTGACCTCAGCGGCGCGAGCGGCTCCTGGGTGCGTGCGGGCGGTTCCGATACGATTGCCGACGTGCGCTGGTTTGGCGCGGTAGGAGATTCCTACGCCGACGATAACACTGCGATGCAGGCGGCAATTTCGTGGCTCAATGTCAAGCGCGGGCGCACATTGCAGATTCCCGCCACGGATGGAGCCTTCACGTTTTCCCAAGACCTGGTAATTTTGCAAGACAATGTACGGATTGAGGGCGTGGGCGGCTACGGTAGATTGCGGGGCAACGGTGGTATGAGGATCGTGCTGGGCCAATCAATCCCGGGCGATCCCGATACAGCGGGCAGAGTCACCAAGCTGGGCACCAAGGTGTCCTATTGCACGCTCTCTTCGCTGGCAATCCAGCCACAAGGCAATCACCCACGCGAATGCGTGCTACTCGACTATGCAGATAGCACCGTCATCGAATTCTGCGACATCGGTCCTTCGACACAGGACGGCAGCACTTTTACCGTTGGGATTAAGACCAACTGGGTTCAGTGGGTCTATATTGATCGCAACCAGATCAACGTGAACGGCGCCTGCCTTTGGCTGCGTCGCCCGACCACGCACACCCAGAACGAAGATCACTTTCACATCACCCGCAACCAACTCTACATCGGAAAAGTCGCACCGACTGATGGTTCGACCCCGGCCAACATCGTGATCGAAGGCGATCCGAATTGCAGCTATGCCATGTTCGAATTCGAACTAAGCGGCAACCACATCGGCAAATTTCTGGGGGGCAGCACCGCTGCTTCCACAATGACAGGGGGGGTGCGCCTGGTCGGGACCGACCCCAGCGGGGAATTCCGCAGCCTGCACAACGCCTGCATCCGAGACAACTTCTTTGAATACGTTAACTATCCGATCGATTTCTTGCGTGGGCTTTCGGGTGCCAACGATTCCAGCGTGATCGATTTTTCGGGAAATACGGTGCTTTCGGCCAAATTGGTGTTCAATGGTAGTGGGATCAATAAGCCAGCCGCCACGCTCGGTGCCAATTATTTCCTGCAGTGCGATACTTTGGTCGACGGAATGAGGTGCTTGTTCAACGGTTACAATCGCAGTTCGTCCGTCGCAACGCTTTCGGTTCAGCCGCTGAACAATCATCGATTCAACCACAAGCAGACGGGCGCCGGATCTTTATCTGGCGTACGGCTTGAAGCGCGTGGCACCACGGCGGCGGCGGCCGGCCAGACTTTTTTGGATATCACCCACGGACTTTCAATGATCCCTACCGATTTCAACGTTATCGCAACCACGTCGGGATGGGCGCCAAATTTTTGGGTCAGCGCGGCTACTGCCACTACATTCCGCATCAATTTTGTTGATCCAGGAGCAACCAAATATTTGCGTTGGACGGCCAGCGTGGCTGACGTTTGAAGAGACGCCTGCTTGCGAGCCGACGCAACGATCGGTTCGCAAGCATGTCGTGGCAAATATTCAAAAGGTTCTGCGTGCTGGCTCATTGGTAGAGACGCCAGCCGGATCAGCTGGTGAGGATGGCCATGATTTCGGCATAGCGATCGATGCCGCCGACGCGGAACACGCCCGCGATCATGTCGATCTCCACTTCCTCGACGCCGTCGACCACGCGGCGGTAATAGGCCGCCGCACACTTGTACTTGTGCTCGGTGTCGTCGCCGGCCTTGGACTTGCCGAGGTCGATTTCGCTAAAACGCCCGCCCAGGTAGATCTCCACCGCCTGGGCGGCGCTGCCGTCGTCGGCCTGGTAGGCGCCGACCAGGCGCAGAGGCGCGCCGGCAACGTCCGTGGTGCCGAATGTGCGGATCAGCTCGGCAGTGTGGCCGCCCATGGTGACCGTCGCCTCCATGGGCTCGAGGCCCTTATCGATCTTGATCGGGCCGATCATGCCGCCGCCGCGCCAATCATCGGTGGCGAGCGCCAGCTTAGGTTCTTCGAATTCGCCGATCACGCCCAGCCAGCTCATACCGGCGCCATAGGCGTTGATGTTCTTCAGTTTGCGGGGGAGGCCCATGGCCGGATCCTTTCAGCGTGACGCGAGTGGAAAGGGGGATCAGCCGGTCACGCTTGCCGCGAAGCCGGTGTAGTAGATGTCCGTGATCACCAGGTTGACCTGCGGGTTTTCCATCGGGGCGCAGGGGGTGAACTGGATGCGGAATTTGGGGCGGCCGGCGGCCAGCTC